GCTGATCAGGTGAAGTCTCACGAGGCTTTCAAGACGAGGGCGGTAACAATCTTTGCTGTGGTTCAATTTTTGATGGCCGCGGCGCTTTTTGCACAGAAACTTCTTTGAATAAGCTTCGATCCGGCAACGATATTTAGTTGCAGGGCAGAAATGACAAGTTTTCTTAACACACTAAACCCGACTCCGTTCGGATTTTTCGATACCAACCCAGACTTTCAGGTCGAGGCTGATTCGATGGTCACATTTGTCAAGCGAAAGTTGGGTGATGATGTGTTGAGCGTTGAATTGACCAAGAAGCAGGTTTGGGCTTGTTTTGAGGAGTCGTTTCTGGAGTACGGATCCATTATCAACCAGTACCAGGCAAAGTCCCAATTGGCGAGCTTATTGGGCGCAGCTACCGGAAGCTTAACCGAATATGAGCAGAAGTTCCCCAGAGAGAATCTTGAGTTCATGCTCCGAAGAGCTGAGCCGTACTCCATGCAGGCGGGCCTGGGTAGCTCCTACAACTCGGTATCCGGATCGATTACTTTAGTCAAGAAGCAACAGGACTACGACATCTACGAGACACTCAAGGATGAAAGTGGAAATTTGATTTTCAGCAGCAGCCTCAACAAATCGAGCGGCAAGATGAAGATCATGGAGGTGTTCCATTTTAGTTCCCAAGCAGCCTACCGATTCTTTGATTCTACCTCAGCGATCAACTATCTCAACAACGAGTTTTCGTTCGAATCGTTCACGCCTGAGACGGTGTTCTATGTCTTACCTGTTTTTGAGGACATTCTGCGTGGAGGTCAACTCGATCTTTCAAATCGAGTTCGCAGATCGAATTACTCGTACAAGATCGTCGGCAAAAATATCAGAATTTATCCTATGCCGGTGCAGGAGGATCCCAAAAAGCTCTGGATAAGAGTGCAATTCAGCGCTGACCCGCTTAATCCCGGATTCCCGGATCCGGGAATTTATGGTGTGTCCAATTTATCCAACGTGCCTTTTGGAAGATTAGTTTACTCGCGTATTAATTCGATAGGTCGACAGTGGATTAGGCAGTTTACAGTGGCTCTAAGCAAGGAGCTGCTAGGACTAATCAGATCCAAGTTTGGGTCCGTTCCCATTCCCGGAGGTGATCTGTCTCTGAATGGTGCTGAACTCGTCACCCAGGGAAGGGAAGAGAAAGAAGACCTTAAGACCAAGTTAGCCGAGATGTTGGATCAGTTGACTTACAGTACAATGCTCGAGGATGAGGCCGCCGCGTCGGATAACTTGACAAATATTCTTAAAAAGATTCCGATTCCGAATGGCCGGGCGATTATGATGGGATGATGAACCATGGCTAGACTATTTCTGACCCCACGAGAGATCGACTTCATCAATGACACCACCAAGGAAATTATCAAGGATGTCGTCGGGCAGAAGATTTATTATTATGCAATTCGTTACGATATAACCAAGGTACACGATGTTTACGAGGAGGCACCCGACAAGGTCTTCGATCCACCGATAGAGATCGAGGCACGGGTTGAATATCAACCTGAGGATGTTCGAACCAACCGATACGGAGTGGAAGAATATTACACCATTGATGTATATCTGCATTACGAAGATCTTCTGAACAGAAACATCAACGCTAAAATTGGTGATTATTTTTCCTACGGTACCACATTTTTTGAGGTAACCCAGATGGTGTACGATTCCAATATCTATGGGCAGATTGAGCACACAATGGGAATTAAACTTACCGGCAAACAGGCAAGATTGGGACAGATCTCTAAAGATCCTATCGGTCCTACCTCCGAGTCTTATACAGATCCGGATGCAGTGCAGGAGACATTCGTCCAGCAGAGGGGGTTCGCCGAGAATCGACTGGGCGAGACCGGTGATGTTAGATCGCTCCAGCAGAAAAATATTCTTGATGCACCAATAACTGGTCCGGCGGAGGTGTCTCCCAAGGGGGATGATACCGGTACCGGCTCGTCATTTTACGGTGAGAGCTAGGCATGTCAACGCGTGAACAACTCGAAGCTAACAGACCAGGTAATCCACCAATTGCCGGAGAAAATACATCAGATGCTTTTCTGGAGCTTCCCAGCTGCACAATTGAGGATATTGATCGGGCGCTTTTCAATCTGTTTGACAAGGACCTGCCCCTAACCTATTCCTACAAGAAGAAGACACAGAGGGTTCCTATTGTGTTTGCAGGCGGTGAGAGATTCGCGCTGATTGCGAGAAAAAAACCACTGCGCGACAAGAATAATGCGTTGATTTTACCCGTCCTTTCGATCATGCGGTCAAATCTGACCCAGGAGAATGAGATGGGTCTGGCATCTAATACCACTGTGCCCCACATCATCAAAAAGCAGGTCTCCAAAAAGGATCCGCGATACCAGCGGCTTATCAACAGGGTCGGTTTAAAAAATTCCGATGATCTAGCGACGCAAGAAGCATTTTTGAACGCCAACCAGTCCAGCCCTCTTGAGGGCGCCAAACCAGGCAGAATTGCATCTCGAAGGGGTGGTGCACCAAAAAGTGATAAGCTGCGATCCGGCGATTTGTTGTCACCTAGTTTGGGAAATAATATTTTTGAAGTTATTGAGATGCCTCCACCAAATTTTGTGACAGCCACTTACGAGGTGACTGTGTGGGCACAGTACGTGCAACAGATGAACAATATCATTATGTCGATCATGTCAAATGCCCAGAACTATGCTCAAAGAACATTCAGGCTTGAGACACAGAAAGGATATACGTTCGTGGCTTACATGGAGTCGGGTTTTGATCCCGGAAATAATTTTGACGATTTCACCGACGATGAACGAATTATCAGGACGTCCTTCACGCTGAGAGTTCCGGGATATTTATTGGGCGAGACTTATCCCGGTGCCCCCAATCGATTGAGATCAGTATTGTCATCACCTCAGCTATCGTTCGAGTTAAATTTGACATCTGCACAGATATTAGACGACATTGTAGTGGGAACACCCAGCGGAAATCCAGACAGTTATGTGTTGGACGACACGAGAAGAATTGATGCGCCACTGCCTGGAGGCGCTGTAGCAGGCCAGGAGTCAGTGTCGTATAACGATTCTAGAAATTTGAATGCGTCTTCTCCGGATAGAAATGATTCAGCTATGATTGGTGGTGCTGTCAATGATATGAGACAGAGAACAGTTGAGATAATTTTTGATCCCTTCGGGAAAGCCATTCAGAAAAAAAGTGTCGTGAAGACCCGATATACTCGAAGTGGTGAGACTGTTTATCGAGAAGTTCTCTGATTTGGGGGACGTTTCAAAATTAACAAGATACTTACAGATGGCGCACTGTTAGATAGAGGAGCACAGGAGAAAATATGGCTGAGCAGACATTTAGATCACCCGGTTTTTTCGATCAGGAAATTGACCTGTCAGGTGGTCGTGCATCCCCGACAGGTATTCCGGCAGGTGTCATTGGAACCGCTAAGAAAGGACCGGCATTTGTCCCTGTTACTGTGGGATCTTTCGCTGATTTTGAAACAAAGTTTGGATCGCTTGATTCCAAGCGATTTGGGCCGTACGCCGTCAATGAGTGGCTTAAGAACAGAACATCGGCAACGTACATCAGACTTCTCGGAGCCGGCTCCAACGAGACCACCACCCAGTTTTCTAATACGCGTGTCGGAGGGATTGTCGCCAACGCAGGCTTTAGAATTACTGGTTCGATTTCAAATGACACCACGCTGAAAGGAAGCCAGGGTAACGTGCAGTTGATTGTTGCGAAGCACAAGGCTGAGGACGGCGATGAGGTCAATGGATTTCCCATTTTCACCGACAACAGCAGCATCGCCGATGCGTCGGCGATGTACTTGGTGAGAGGTGTTGTTCTTCTGGCGACCGGAACTCGTTTGATGGCACTGAGCCATTCCGGGTCTTACTCGTCTTTGGTGGGTTGGAATTACAATGCTGCAACTGTGGGCCCTATTTCGGGAAGCGCGTACACGAAGCGAAAATACTTTAAACTTGTCGTAAGTTCTTCATCGGGTAAAGGCTGGAGTTACCACGAGAAAAAGGCAGGAATCAAAATTCTTACAGCCTCCCTGGATCCGAATGACGGGGCCTACATTGGTAAGGTTCTCAACACCGATCCTCTGAGGTTTCAAGAGGAGCAGCATCTTCTTTATGCCGATTACGCGGTGGAGGCTGATCTCGCTCCGGTAATTTCTAATCATCTTCGGGCGACCGTTGCAGTTGTGTCGGGATCGGTACTTTCCAGCGCGGCATCCGGAATTAGTGGAATCCATTTCCGCGATCTTTTTGGTAGGTTTGATACCAGGTACACAACACCCAGGACAACGTCTTTCATTTCACAGCCGTTTGGATCGGCTGAGCACGACCTGTTTCATTTTGAGACGCTCGATGACGGTGTTTATGCGAACGAGAAGTTCAAAGTGTCGATTTCCGGCCTCAGGGCTAGCACCAACGATAAACAGCCTTACGGACTTTTTGAGGTGCAGGTCAGGGGCTTTGAGGACAGCGACGGTGCCACCCAAATTCTGGAGAGGTACCCGGAATGCTCTCTTAATCCCAATTCCGATCGATACGTTGCACGGCTGGTCGGTGACAAGAAGGTACGATACAACTTTGATCAGGAGAATCCAGACGAACGTCGCCTGGACGTTACGGGTAAGTACCCGAACGTGTCGCAACGAATCAGAGTTGTGATGAACGAGCAGGTTGACAAGGGGCAGGTTCCAAAGGAGTCGTTGCCCTTCGGTTTCCGTGGTTTCCCGGCTCTTAAGACGACCGACTCGCTAAAGGACGCCGCTTCCGCGCTGAAAACACCCGCAGGTGAGACATTGGGTGGTGCAGCTGTTCGAAGACTTGCCGCTTCAGGAGATGGAGGAGCGA